TACAAAACAAAGTAGCAGAGAAGATCAATGGCGTATCCTGAAGATCAAAAACGCTTGGAAAAGCGTGATGAAGAACTAAGGTTTGAACGCATGGACAACATGTTGGTTTCTATGTATGTCCAATGGAACGATGACGATCCTGAATTTGAAAGTTACGCTGAAACAAAATACGCAAGCGGAAGAACTGTTACCAAACACTACCACAAGAAAGGCAGACCCGTAACTACTTGGGATAGGGTAAGAGAAAGATTTTTTGCGTTTTGGGATCAAAAATGAAAGCAATTAGATCCATCCCGTTTGAGAAAGCCAAGTATCTGTATCGATGTTTATATTATGATAGATACCACATGACCAATGTGGCGGAACCTGAAGTTGAATGGTCATACCAAGATGCCAAAGGCGGTTGGTTTTTAAGAGATCATGATAGTAATAAATTAGCTCATGTCCTAAAGTCAGGATATGTTAAACTAAACCAATAAGAGAGGAATTATGTTATTCAGTAAAAAGAAAAGCGACATACTTATCGAAACATCGAAAATGTCATCGGATGAAGTTATCAATACTTATGCTAGATTAAATCTGTTTCAAAAAGCAGCTTTATTACGCTTGCTTATTAGAGATGTCATCTTTGAGATAAACGATGAACCAATAAGCGGATTGCAATTTGAAAACATCGAAGTCGATGGAGCAATTATTATTGCTAAAGATAATTAAATCTTATTAGGCAAATTCTGTACACGCTTCATAGTGAGGAACTTCCATAGTTCCTCAATCTTTCTCAGTTCAGTGCAATGAAAAGCAGGAGATCCCTTTTGTCCTAAATAAACAATAGGAGCATTCTCAATAAATTCTTTACGAGTACACCAACCACTCACATACATATCTTCGCTATCGTTAAGAGCGGTTACTAAAATAGCAACATCAGCCTTGAATGCATCTTTATTTTTAAACAGGAGATGACCGCCTTGGGTAAAGGTCGTCTTGACATCGATAGATGTATCGCAACACCACATATCAATGTTGGGATCAATTCCACCTTTATGAATGTCATGATCTATTTGAAATACTTTGGCTACCGCTAATTCACCCTTAATACCAAGATAATCAATATCTTGATCGGTTCTTGTTTTGTCTTGGCGTTGGTTGGCAACATTAGCAGCTCTTGCTAATTGCCATCTAAGAGAAGCTGCTTGTTTGCATTCGGAAAGATCCTGTTTGGAAAATTTAACAATCATTATAATAAACCCTTTTCTTTGCGTTTCTGTTTGATACCAATAGCAAACATAGTCCTACTAGTATCGTTAGGGAGATCACGGTAAGCAGCGTTAAGCAAGCGATTAGAAAGATTCCACATTCGATCAGGAAGCCAATAGGTTGCGAGGTGAACAATGGTTTCTGCTCTCTTCTTTTCAAAACCTTTGGCAAGCAAAAACTCCATGCGTTCTTTGTTGGTATTAAGTTGAGCGACTTCTTTTGCCCAATAGGTGTGATCATGCTCAGGTGGATTGATACTCATGCGAGTGATGATCTTTCACGAATGCTATGAATGTTTCCCAATCCAATTCGCAAAATTGGTTTACATTCAAGGGTAGGGCAAGGTTAATAAAACTTAGTGGAACCCTGACTACGATTGGCTTGCGGTCAAATTTGTAGATGAGAATTGGTATTGATGAAGTTGTTTGACACGCATCGCAGACTTGATTCCACCAAGACGGTTGAGCTATACCCTCTTTGTATCTTTTGCACTCTATGTGTAAATTGCCTAATAACAAATCGGGTAAGCACTTTGTTCTTCTTTGATCAAGTATTCTTCTCAGTGGTTCAGCAAGTCCAAGATCCGCAGACAGGAGTTTCCCAATTTCGTTTTCAAAATTGGATCCTTTTCTTAGACTTGCTTTACCCATTAAATATCATCCAAATCCAATGTAATGATTTGGTTGTGCAAGTTGTACGGGGTATAGATACCTGTCTCCTCTGCTTTTAACATATTGCTAAGAGCTTGCTCATTCAGGGACCTACCGTACTCTATGAGGGATGCTGACAACTCATACACAACATACGGATAAGGATGGCTTTTTTCTATTGCTAGAAATTGAAATCTATCAATATCGGTTAAGCCAACATGTTTAGCAGCATCTAAATAAAAAGCTGCTTGCTGATGATAACCAAAGTTTTTCACAGCATAACGAAAACCCTTGGGTGATGCATCACGACAAGTCTTGAGATCAACAATCACATTATCTTGCACCATATCAAAGCGTGCTTTGCATAAGTGACCAAAGTAATCGAACACAACAGATAATTCTGTTTGATCATTTTCTCGTGGTCTAAATGCATCCAAGACTTCTACACGATCACAACAAGTATCGTACAGCTCTTGGGTCACTACCGTTCTACCGTTAACACTTGACAAGAAATCTTCATATTCAGCTTTGCCATCTTTGGTTCTTCTATCAACGACAGGTGCTATCACAAATTCATCGTGAAACACATGTGGTTCTAAAAACAAACAATGTTGCAATCTGCCTTCAACAAAGAACGATGCTTCGCTATCAGGTTTCTCTTCGTATTTCCATGTAAATGGATCACGCATAAAAGATGTCAGATCGTGAGATCGAAATGCATCAAGTTGGTTGTACTCAGGAAAGGGCATATCTTCATACACCCCAACAGGTACTACATCTATTTCAAAATGTTGTTTAAATTCTAATATATCAGCCATGAGCAAATGGGGTTGTTAGAGTGGTGATTGGGAGAATCGTTTAAATATGAATCCAACAACCCCAAACCATTAAAACGGTATTTGATCTTCGGTTTTTTCGTCAGCTAATGCATCCAACGATGCGAAATCACCATCGTTGCTTGTATCGGCTTGGACTTGTTTGGATGCCCATGCTTTCACTTCAAAAGAATCATCGATCTTTTCTTGCATCCACTCAGGCAGGTTAACAAACTTCTTCATCTCACCTGCATCGGCTGATGCATACAAGTCACAATCAAAAGCTATTTGATCATTGACTGTCGCCCCTTTCTTTACGCCACCATCGGGTGCATAAATGTTTAGGACTTTTGGGTTACCATTAGCAGTGTGACCAATGTCCAACTTACAAGTAAGACCCAAAACATTGGTTAAATCAAAACCTGCAAGCTCTTCATCGGTGAATTGCTTTTGTCTCCAACTTGTTAGATGTTGACGAAGTTTTGCTTTCTCATGCAATGATAGATTGTACTGAGCAGTCACCGAATAGGGTCTGTCATCAGCCATTTTCTTTTCCAACTCCCATTGCAATAACACACTATGCTTTTTGGATGTTTCACCTTCAAAAGTTTCGTTGTGGGTACCAATGTCAATGACACGGTAACAGGTTGCGTTGTATTGACCTTTAGCCAACTGTTCAAAGTCAGAGCCACCTGACTGTTCAGATATTTTAAGAGCCATTTTTTCTCCTCTACTTATTGTTTAATTCTACCAAACAAAGTATATTGTAAGGTGTTCAAGATAACATAATATAGTTTTTTTTATGAGAGGACAAGTATGGGTATAAAAAATGTTAAAGGCACTGATAAAGAAGTTGCCAAACCACTAACTATGGAAGCCATGACACGCTTCCAAGAATTCTTAAATCAACATGGATTTGAAAAGAAAGACGATGAGGTATTTCCGAATCCCGATAAACCGCAAAGAGCATATACCACCGTTAACGGTAAGAAGGCTCTCTCAGGTTATTTTGCTTACTACGATAACTATGGCACACCTATTGGTTTTGCCTCAGACTATCGTACAGGGCAAACGCACCACTTTAAACTTACAGGTCGGCACTCTGCCGAGATCAATCATGAGGCTCTCCAACGCTTTAAAGAAGAAGCACGACTGAGCCAAGAAGCAAAACATATCAAGGTAGCTCGTAGAGCGAAAATGATTTGGGATGTGGCAACTCCCTGTGAACACCACCCATACTTGAGCAGCAAAGGTGTCGCATCCCATTCTTTACGAGAACACAACGGTAAGTTGGTCATACCCATCGTAGATGAGAAAGGTAAGTTATGGTCGTTGCAACTGATTGATGGCAATGGCAGGAAGAAGTTCTTATCGGGTGGTAAGACAGGTGGTTGTTTTTTTATGATCGGAACCAAGCTCATAAAAGAAAGCAATAAGATTGGATTTGGGGAAGGTTATGCCACATGCATGACTATATATGAGGAGAAAAATATACCGATGGTTGTCTGTTTCAATGCAGGCAACCTATTGCATGTTTCAGAGAAGATTGGTAATGCACTACCTGATAAAGAATATATTATCTATGCCGATAACGATGCAAACGAGATTGGTAAAGATAAGGCAATCCAAGCTGCTCAGAAGATCGATGCTGAGGTCGTTATGCCGACTGAGGTGGGTATGGACTTCAATGATCAGAAACAATCGACAGGAGCATTGGTCGAACAAAAGGTAGAAGTTCCTGACTTCATGGAGTTAGAGAAAACATCCAAAGGTAGGATTATGCCTACCACTGAGAACTACCAAGCACTCATGAACATTCATCAAATCCAAGCAGTGTACGATGTTATAAAAAAACGCATCGATATTCATATCCCTGACTTTAATCCGATTGCTGATTTAAAAGACGAAAGCATGTTGGTGGAGTTAGAGAATCTATGCATTAAAAACTTCATTCCGCATCAACGAGTCAGAGATGCCATTAAGATTATTGCCAAAGAATACAATCCTGTTGCTCATTGGATTGATAGCAAGCCTTGGGATGGGGTAGATAGATTAAAAGACTTTTGCGATACGGTGACATCGGATAACGAACCGCTTAAATATGTCCTCATGCATAAATGGCTATTATCCTGTGTAGCCTGTGCCTTTGAGAAAGACGGTGTTGGACTAGAGGGCATGTTGGTCTTTCAGGGCAAACAGGGTCTTGGTAAGACACTGTGGTTTAAACGCCTAACCGACTTTAATAAAGGATGGTTGTTAGAGGGAGCAACCCTAGATCCTAAAGATAAAGATAGTGTCAAGAAATGTGTGAGCCATTGGATTGTAGAGCTAGGTGAATTGGAATCTACTTTCAAGAAGGCTGACATCAACCAACTGAAAGCGTTTATTACCTCTAAGTCTGATGAAATGCGACTACCCTATGATCGAACCTTTACCAATTATCAAAGACGCACAGCGTTCTTTGCATCGGTGAACGAACCTGAGTTCTTAGCCGATGGTAGTGGTAACAGACGATTTTGGTGTCTTAAAGTTGAGGATATCAATCCACATCACGGATTAGATATGCAACAAGTGTGGGCTGAGGTTAAAGTCAAACTATATAAAGAGGGTGTCAAGAATTGGTACTTAACCAAAGAAGAGAGAGATATGTTGCAAGAGTCTAATGAAGGATTCAGAACGCAAGGAGCGGTTGAGGATCTGATCTTGCATCATGTGGACTTTGAAGCATTGGAGTCAGAGAAACAAGGATGGCAACTTACGCACATGTTAAGAGCGTTGGGTATCAGATCTCCACGCAACATTGACTTTAAAGATGCATCACGGGTTTTAACGGATCGTGGGGTATTTGCAAGAAAGAGCAACGGTAAGAAATTATACGATGTAGCACTTGTGGATTTGGATGACAACAAGAAAGAAGAGGATTTGATGTTCTAATGGCACTTAGACTAATACTCACC